CCAGCAGCCGGTGGGCGCTGGCCCGCAGCGTCTGGTCGAGCGCGCGGCGGATGGCTTTCAGCCGGTGGCCTTGCAGGTCATCCAGGCTGGTAATCCCTACCGCCTTCAACTCGCGCACGAGGTCGCGCTCGATGTCCTTGACATGAAAGCCATTGACAAACGCCCCTACTGCCTTTTCCAGCGGTGATTGGGCTGCTGGCTTCGATGGTGCTTTCTTAGGCAGCGTAACCGGTGCATCGTCGTTAGGCTTGGTCTTGTCGTCAGCCATAGTTAGTTTCTCCTGGCCCGTGCCCGCCGCATGGCGGCCTCAAGCCCTCTCTTGTACTTCTTCTCGTATTTCTTCTTCATCTGGCCCGTGAAATCGCGGGCCTCGATGCCCGGCAGGGCCAGGTCCTTGCTGATGAACACTACACCGCCCTGCCCTGGCCGTGAGCGCAGCGATCCGGGGCGCGTCTTGGGGCTGAAGTCTTCAGACATCAGTGCTCGTCGCACACTCGTGCCTTCGTCCAGATACCCGAAGATCGAATCTTCAGTGCCCACAATCACGATGATGTCTTCGCGGGTGCTCTCGGTCAGTTGTTGGAAGATCACTGGATGGTTCCACAGCGCCACCAGCCGCTTGTAGTCACGCAGCATCGAGCGGGACGTGTCGCGATTGACCTTCTGGATGTCTTTCCGGAAGGCGCGATCATCCCACAGTTTGCTCTTGCGCTTGATTGCCTTCGTGACGACGGTGATTCCCATCAGGTGTAATCCTCTTCGTCTGGCAACTCCGGCAGCACGCGCATCCAGTCCACCACAACCTCATTGGCTTCAGCAGCCGTTGGGGCCTGATCGACCAAACGCAGCTGGCCCTGCCGCAGCATATTGAGCCAGTCGGACCAGTCGATATGCGCGTTGCGCACCCAATCTGGAGAGCGGTCTTTGCTATAGAGCAGGTCGTACACCCGCGCTGCTGATTTCATCCGCACCTTCTCCCGGATCATGGCCTTATCACGGGTACCGGTAGCCGGGACCGTGTAGCCCTGTCCGAGCAAGATGCCGTCCACTTCGGCTTCAAAGCCCTCGACCAGGGTATCCACCTCGCTGGTAGACAATCGTGTTGGGGGGCCTACATCGAAGTCGAGCAGCAGTTCGTAGACCTCGGTGCCGTCGGTGTAGTTGGGCATTAGCTAGCTGCCTTTGCCCGTCAGCTGGGCAGCGATCTGTTCTGCCAGTTCGTCTTTACGCAGCGATTCATCGACGTCTGCGCCATAGCGCTCGGCAAATGCCACCATCTCTGCTTTGGTGCGATACGGGAGGTCATCTGCCAGTATGCGATACAGGCTATCCAATCGCTGTGCGGCAGCCGGATCGCCAGTTACTTCGGGTTGAATGCCCACAATGGCGACCTGAACTTCTTCTGACCAATCCGCCAGAGCTTCGAGCCGCTTGGCTTCCTGGTAGGCCGGATCACGATGCCGGATGGTCGCCAGGTCCAATGCCGGAACAGTCAGATCAGCACCAATGGTTTCCATAGACTGGGCAATGCGATTGATCGCTTCCAGCTTCATCTTGGCGATTGCACTCTTGGTTGCCATAGTCTTGCCTTCCGTTATGTGGGGAGGAAGTTCTCCTCCCCACTCCATCAGTCAGCCGCTACTTAACTCGGCAGCGTCTTGGCCACGTCGTAGCCGGACGGCGGCACATAAGCTGCGTCGCCAACCCGGTACACGACGGCACCGGTGCGGCGCTGCGGCGAGAACCCAGCCATGCGGATGAAACCGTTTTCCAGGTTCACGCCGCCATCGCTGTACTTCTCCAGGATCAGGCCTTGCAGTTCGGCCTCGGGTTCCTGGCGCATTGCCAGGAACGGGTCACCGCCAACCATCGTGGCAACCATGTAACTCGACGGCAACCGTCGCCATTCCACGATCCAGCAGTCATCGACGATGCCTAGGACCTTCTCGCCAACTGGGAAGTTTGGCAGGTAGGCCAGGGTATCGGTTGCACTGCCGGGTATAAGCGCCGGATGTTGATTGTCAACAAACCCGCCCAGCGCCGTGACGGTCGCTTTGAGGTTTGTCGGAATGTACACGACAACCTCCCCAGTGTTTTCCGGATGCTCGGTGAGTTCGGCATTGATGTCCGGGAACGGGTTGTGCGTATCGTCGATAGCGTCAGCTTGGGCCAGGTAGTGCGTGTCGGTTGCGGTCGTGCCGTTGTACAGCACGTATTCCTGCGTGTCACTGTTCGCCAGCGGCACAACGGTCAGATCGCCATGTGCCTCATCGGCATACGTGAAACTGTTGTCGTAGAACAGGGCGTGCAGGACATGACGGATCAGCCAATTCGAATCAGCGGTCAGGGCTTGCACCGTGAACTTATTGGCTTCAGCTACTGTCATTTTGGCGCGAGTGATACGCCCGCCGCCCCACGCATGACCGGCAGACCAGAGTGGGTAACCCTGGTCGAACGAGTAGAGTTGCCCGGCGGGCCGTGGGCGATCACGGTCACCATGCAGTGGCTGCAATTCGGTGGCAGCCGGCACATCGATCTTTTCTTTGAACTTGGTCGTGCGCTCCACCAGCGCAGAAAGCATCTTATTGCTTTCCGCGAGATAGAGGTTGACGCTCATTTGAATGGCATCTTCGACCGTCTGGACACCGACCTCGGTCACGCGCTGGTCGGCCAATTCCATCAGATCGACGAAACCGGGCGCTACTGTGAGAGCCATTGAAAAATCCTCCTGAGATTTCGCTCACTCGTCAGCCTGACGGCTTACAGAGGAGCTTCAAACGCCAGCACCTTCGTAGGCGTGCTGCTATCCCAGAACGGCATCACGCGCCCCAGTTGGACGCTTTCGACGCCTTCGTTGGTCACGGCAATCGTGACGTCTTCATCGCCATCGCCGGTCAGACTGGAACCGTCGGCAGTCACGGCACCTACGTTGGTGTTCGCAAGTTCACCGATGAATTCCAGTGTGTACGGGCCGCCAGCTGAGCCGGTGACACGGATATTGCCCGCGCCAATAGACGACAGCGCTTCCAGTTCGGCTTCAACGGTAGCGGCTGCCGCGTCGTAGGCAATATTCCCGGTCGTTTCGCCCCCGAAGGTCAGCGTAAACGTGCCGCCGGTGGGGCTGCCATCCAGGGTGGCCGTGACGGTTTCGTTTTCGCCAGGATCGGCGTCGTCAAAGCGCCCGTCAGTAGCACTCAAGAACACTGGATCGCCGTAGTCGAGGCCGGCCAGGATGTTGGCGTCGCTGCTGTCGTACAGCGCAACCAGGCACTTGCGATACAGATGCGCGGTCGCGTTGACGAGCGTCACCTTGGGCGCAATATTAAGGCCGGCAATCGCTGCCTCAGTCGGGCTGGTTGCGTTGCCAATCATGGCTTTGCCGGTCGAGGCATCAAACCGGCATGGAACACCCGGCCCAATCGCTTCCCCAGCCGGCCACGAATGGCTATCTTCTGGTTGTCCGTCAATGACGCGACAACGATCTACTTCATTTAAAGCGGTCATGAGTTAGTCCTCCGTATTCCTCCACCGCCCATCGTGCGTCGCACGATGTCTTTTGCGAGTTGCTTTTGCTGCGCCAGGTCTTCACCTGCGTCGCGGGCATCGCTGTTCGACGGCGAACCAGGGGTCTTGCGCCGGTTCTGGCTGGCTTCCCAGAAGTGTTTCTTTTCTTTCCGGCACTCTTCGATGATGCGCTGGACGGCATCCTGGTCGACGGCCTTGCTATTGAGCACGCCGTCCTCTGTGAAGATCGGCTCGTCATCCACCAAGATGTCCTCATAATCGTCAGGGCGATGCGTGCGCGCCCAGATGACAACGTCCTCCGGGTCCACCGCATCGTTGGCCTGTGATAGCAGCGCATCACGCCGAACAAAAGCAGTCAGCTGCGCCTGGGCAGATTGCAGTGCGTCACGAGTTTGCTGGTGTTGGGTGCGCTCTGTCTCCAGATCGCCTTCCAGGCGCTCAGACGCCGATTGCTCGGCTTGCCGCTGGTCGCGGGCGTACTGAATGAGCTCCCCCAACTGCTGCTGCGCAGCCTGCAAACTGTTGGGGTCATCGATATTCTCAAACCCCATTCCAGTTAGCAGCTCGCGCACTCCCGCACGGCGTTCTTGTTGCAGCCGTCGGTTAAACCGGTCGCGGTGCATCTGCACCTGGTCGTCGTCCTGATCCTGGTCCTGCACATCCGATTCGATTTCGCCTGCGGGTTCGGGGGAGGCGTCCCCGGTCGAATCGTCATTATTGCTGCCGCCGCCACGTTCGTCTTGATCGAACAGCCAGGATCGCGCGGCAAAGAGTAGTGAAAGAAACATCACGTTTTCTCCTCTAACTAACGCGGGTGTTGCATCCCCCGCGTGGATGAGTGCGCCCGCCGGGAGTCGAACCCGGTGCCTGAATACCAGGCCATCACCTGATCGAGTGCATAAACAGTTACCCTACCCATAAATCCTCCACTGCCGGCGCGTTCACTGAACTGGTGAGCTTGGTCCAGTAATGCGTGCAGTTGATGTGGCGCGGGCACGGATATTTGTCCACCACGCTCTGCGCCACCGGCCCCATGTTGTATAACTCGGTGCACTCGCCACACACCGGCGGCGGGCCGTCGAACACCGACAGGCCGCCGCGCAGGCCGTTCATTTCTTCGAATCGCCGGCGGGCATAATTCGCCGTGCTCATCTCGGTCTGGTTGGCGATCTGCCGGCTCTTCCACACCTCGCGGGCCGACGCCCAGTCCTCCATGTGCTTGCGGTAGTAGTAGCGGTTGCCGCGATAATTCCGCGCGTACAGCTTGTCGAGCTGCCGATCTACGTCGCGGTTCCAGGTCTGCACAATGCTCTGGGCATCGGCGCGTGATTCCGTGCGAATCGATTCCAGGTCTTCGAGCCGAGGTGCATTTGCCGGTCCGCTGTAACCCCACCGGCGCGCTTCGGCCTCGATAGCCGTCACCCAGGCGCGCTTGCGGACCTCGATCAACTCCGCCTCGATTTGCCTGACTTCCGCCCTGCCCTGGTGGTAAAGCAGCCGCAGAATGCGCAGTAAGCGTGTATCCGTCATTCACCGCGCAATCCTTCCTCAATCGCGTCCATCCAGGCATCGTCATTATCCGGGCCAGCATCGATGACCTGGGACACCCTGCGCACATACGCCCGGTTGAGTGCTGCTATGCTGGTTTCGGTCGCCCGTATATTGGCACCATGCTGCCGTCCAGCGGCGTGTTCAGGTTCGTGGCGATTGGGATCAGCAGCTTCGAGCAGCTGCGCTTGCAAACTGCGTTTGGCCCGCTTGTTGAGCGGCAGCTTCTCAATCGCTCGTATGGCCTGGCGCAAACGGCGGCCAGAAAGCGCCGGGATATGATCACGCTTCGGCACGTTCAGCCTCCTGCTCCTGTTCGGCTTCTTCACTAGCGATGCCAGTAGCCAGCGTGCGTGCTACATCCGCAGCAATCACGCGCTCCTGGGCATACTGATCGGCTTCTGCCCGTACAATCTCGTCTTCTTCAACATCCAATTCTCGCCACACCCACCGGGTTGGTGCATCAGATTGCAACAGGAGATTGAGCCGCTCATTCTTGGATAAGGTGTCGGCAATGATGTCTCGCGGCACGATCTGGAAATCCAGGTTGCCGCGGCCGTAATCGTCCGGACCAAACGACTCGAAACCGTCGTAATTCTGGATGCCGCCCATGGTGATTCCCATTTGCAGCGCCCGCAGCAGCGCCATATCGGCATTACCGTTGAATTCCAGGAGCCGATCTTCAGCATCGCCCAATGCCGTCCGCACAGCAGGGCTACTATGTAGTTGGTAATCGCGCAGCTTGGCGAATGATAATTCCGGAAGATCGTGCTCGATCTCAGCCATGAGGTTTTCGAGGGTCTTGATAGCCCCGGAGAAATCCACGTTCGCGGCCACGACGTCAGCCCGGCTGCCAGGCGGCCCCTTCAGTACGCGCAGCGTCTCACGCTCGAAATAGTTGCTGAGCGGGTCTTCATTGTCCTCCCGCGCTGGCGCAGATACCTGGGACATCTTGCCTACCCCAGGGAAGTAGATCAAAGCGTCCACTAATTTGCGTATCTGATCGTGGATCAGGCTGGCCTGCGAATTCAGTTCGTCGATCTTGTCCAGGGTGTTGAAATAGGTTGTGGTGCCCCAGGAACGGTTGATGCTGTTGGCGCGAGCAATCACCAATGGGACGAAGCCGTAAATATTCTCCCACTCTGGCATGGGGGTGCCGTCTGGAGCTGTGTGCCAGCCATACAGCTCTTCTTTGTTGCCCACTACCCTATAGGTCCGGAAAGCATCCTTGGTGATAACCTCCCGGTATGTCACCAGCCGGCTGTCATTTTCAGGATCGGGCTTGAGGTATTCAATCGTGACTTCCTTGACATACCCGACGGCATCAACAACTGCATCCCTGATCACACCAGGATGCAATACTTCGATCCGCACTCGCTCTTTTCCCGGCTCGTCAATGACCTTCAGAATGGAATCACCATATCGGGCTAGCTGCCGAACTGCCGGCATCTTCAATTCGCCCCAGTTCGACCAGCGCCAGATAGTGCGAATGGCTGTGCGCAGTTTCTCGTCCAAGTTCTGAAGGGGAATCGCGCCGCTTTCCAGCGTGTCCCAGTCCAGATTTCCACCGTAGCATTTGGCCGCCGTAATGTTGATCAGTCGGGCAACCGGGTTGTAGATGCTCCTGGTGAACTTGTACAGGCCCAGGCGCTTGAGATGGGCCAGTCGGAACTTCTCCAGATCGGTGAAAATCTGGTTGGTGGTATAGAGGTCATAGAGATGGTATCGAAACAACCTCGCGTCCCACGTGTCCCAGTCGGTGTCCGTCATCGAAAACGACGGTGCAGCCAGTGGGGATATCCATTCTGCCCGATACACATGGTATGGGCGCTGCATACCTACGACGGCACGTCTCATTAGGTCCCTGCCCTCTGCATCTCAATCGTGCTCGCTTCGGCTTCTGGCTCATCCGTGATCCCGACGATCACATAGCGGAGTGCGTCCAACAGGTGATATTTGCGCTTGTCCTGAATTTCGTCCATGACCTGGCCCTGGTCATCGAGCTTCCGCCGGTACGATCCCAGTTGATCGATGAGGCCTTCACAGGTGTCGAAAACGAACAACCGGTGGGTACGCCACTGCTGATTGACTCGGCTAATCCCCGCCTCAACGTCTGCTATGGGCGGCTGCCAGGCGAAAATTTCCTCAGCCTGATAGTCCATGCGCTGCTGGGTTTCAGACGGCGCACCTACGTACCACAGCACGATGCGCTGGTGATCGGGATAGCTGCGTATCTCGCCAGCATGAGCTTCAGTGCTCTTGCCGCCGGTCAGGCTCTCCCGGTAGGCAAACAAGTTGCCTGACTGGGGATCCTCAGCCACCCACACCTTGGCGTGATTGGCTCCTCCAGGATCGATCCCGCCATAGCGCGGCCATTCGCGGGGGATCGGGAAAGGCTTGACCTTGTGCCCGCCCTTTTCGCGGAATTCGTCAATGAAGGAGGCGTAGATCAGGCCGGCAGGCCGCTCGAACAGGCCGAGATAGAACATGTTGAATTCCCACTCTTCCATCTCGTCTTTGCGCTGTTCGAATTCGTCAACGGGGAAGGCAGGGTTTTGTGTAGACGGGAAATTGATCACCTTGATGTGATCTGCCCCAGCTCGCCAGGGGTCGTAAATGCGCTGCTTGAGCCAGCCCAGGTTGTAGGGCGTTGTGGTGATGAGAATGCGACCCTGGAAGATGCTCAGACGACGACGGATCGCATTGTACGCTTGAAGTGTAAACTGGTCCTGCCCGGCCTCATCCAGCCAGGCGGCCTTAGCCGTCGCGGCCTCCAGGCCCCCGGTAGCCGACGCTGAGCGCATGACAATGCGGCCCCACATCGCGTTTACATCAGATGCACGCTCTGCTCCAAAAACGGGCCTTCCTTGCTCATCCCGTACTGGGGCCCATGTGCCGGCGTCCTCATCCCACTCGTGCTCACAGAGCTCCAGAACGCCGTCGCCTGACCAGTAGCGGGCAATATCGAATAGGTCGATAAAGACTTCCTGTAAGGCGGGGAGCATCTTGAGCTTGAAGAGGTCAAATGTAGCAGTGACGGCCAGGTAATCTCCTGGCCCTTTTTGCTGGACTTCTCGCAGGAGCCACCAGGGGCCGAAGCTGGTCTTGCCGCCCTGAGTCCCTGAGATGACGGCGACGATACGTTCCGTCGCATCCCAGGCGGCGATCTGCCCCGCGTGTAGCTTCAGTTCAACGCCACGCTGCCCATCGTGTTCGATGGGTCGATAGAGTTTGAATTCGCGCTGTCTCGCGCTAGTCGGAGGCGGTGCTACCGCTGCTGGACTCGCCATCCCCCTCCTGGGGCTGTCGTTTTCCTACTCGAATGAAGCTAATGGGCTGAACTTCTACCTGTAGTTTGACGTTTTGATCGTCATCAAACAGATTGTGATGCTGACCGAGTTTGATAAGTGCCGTCTGGGCGTCATAAAATTCGATCTCTGCTGGAAGACCGTCCTTGTACTTGATTTTTTTGATCAAGTGCAACTTGCCATCCCGCTTACAGGCAGCAAAATCGAAAACAGGCACTCCATTGCGCAGCGTCAAGTAGCGCGCGTAATCAGCACGCGCCTGCTCCCCCAATCGGAGCAATACTTCATCTGCGCCAAGCTTGAGCTCTTCAAGTCGCTCAGCAATATACGCCTGAATCTCATCCTTTTTCATCAGGCGATGGCCTTGGTTATAGGCGCTTCGCTCAGAATATCCTGCCAGAATAGCTGCTTCAGTCTGATCCCAGCATTTTAGGTATTCATCAGCGAATTTTTGCCACTGTTTCCTCAAGACCATTTGGGACTACCTGTTTGCATTACACCAGTCCTTTGCGCCGCTGTCGCACCGTCTCTCTGTCGGGTGTGGGGTGCCGTCGGCGAGTTTGACTGCTCACGGCGATTCAGCTTGAATGCGCCGCCGTCAGTAGACAAACAAAAACGGCAGTAGCCTCACGCTCTGCCGTCAGGTGTCGGGCGCAGATTTACAGAGAATCTGCGGTTCAGTTGTGGCCCTCATGGGTGATCAGCCCGGAGGGTAAATCTCGGCGAGGCCTGCGGGAGGAGCTAGACCCTATACACAGGCCTCGCCATTTTAAGGGTATGTGCGCCTGCCGGGAGTCGAACCCAGCCTGGCCCCACCTGACTCCTGGTGCGCCTGGCGCATAAGGGGCATCCTATTTTGCGCGGAACAGTCATCAAGGGGTGTTGATGAAGCAGGACGCCCCGCCAACTCAAAACAAAAACTAAAAACTCCACCTCCACACACACTTACATCATACCATATTTTTTCGCCAAGTTGTTCTCTTTTTTGCTCATCTGTTCTCTTCATAAAAGAACATACTTGCCACTATGCGATAGCTTCATGGGGACGGACGTACCGCACCCGAGATTTCCAGGGAATCGCTTCGGCCAGCCCCACGCTGACCAATTCACGAAATCCCTTGTGGATCACGCTCTTGGTGGAGTAGCCAGTCCGTTCCGCCCACCATTCGAGCGGATACGGTTGAGCCTGAAGCTCTGCCGGCATCAATGGCAAAGTCAGAATTGCGTATGCTACCGGCGAGAGCTCGTCGATTACTTTGGACTTTCGAACATCCCAGTCAAAGGGCGTCACTGTTGACGCCGGATAGATGGTTCCCATTCCATCATCCCCCTACCCTACTCTCCTATTCCTCACTAAACCGTTCGAGAATCGCTTGAGCAAGTGCCAGAATCGATTGGCGCTCTTCTGGCGTCAGCGCCTCTTTAAATTCTGGTTTCATGTTGACGACACGCCGCAGAGTTTTCACTGAAGACTCTGCCATGCGCGCTGCCTGCTCTTCGAAAGCTGGTTCTGCTTTGTCAGGCTCTTTCAGGCCAGCTTCAATTTCTGCATAGTGGACCAATTGGTCCACTATCTCCATCCCGCCCGCCTGGTCCACTAACGTGCGAATCTTGCCTTCGGACCAATTCAACTCATCGGCCAGGTCCCAAACGCGCTCGGGAAGCCCTAGCAACGCACGGTAGCGGCTGATCTGGCGATTGCTGCTTAAGCCGGTGGCAGCCATCACTGTGCCTGATTCACCTCGCGGTGTGCGCAGATCGACCGCCTGCCGATAGTAGTCCAGATCGGATTCTGATTCGTGATACTGTCGTGTTTCCATTTCCGGATAGAAGTACAGCAGCACCAGGGCAAGTTGGCGGGCCTGCTCGATGGCGTTCAGGTCCTGACGAGCGGAGTTCTCAGCGGCCTGCGCCAGTGCAGACAGCGCGTCCGTTTTGCGCGCCGGAATCTCCGAAAACGTCTCAGCATCCACCCATTGCGTCAAGGCCCAGTGCATCAACGTGCGGCGTTCACCCGATTCGAGCAGCCAGAATTCGCCATCCCGCATCACCACGACGGGATTGTCGATTCGGCCCTTTGGAATGGCAGTGCGGGCGTCCGACAGCAGCTTGATAAACCGCTCCTCGATGGGCCCTGGCAATGGGGATTCCTGGAGCTCGATCTCGTCCGTCAGAAAGGCGACAGGATCGAACGTTGCACGCCCCAATGCCTCAGCTTCCTTTATAGCCCGCTTATGCCAGTCGGCGACAATCTCACCTCCGGCAGCAGGGTCATTAAACCAGGCTTCACGCAGTTCATGTGGCAGCGACCGCCGGGGCTGGCGCAGATCGGGCGATATTTGCTCGAGCGGGATGGTGATCAGCCGTTCACGTTGGGACTCGATTCGACGCATACCATCGAGGCCGTAATCCTGCTCGAAAGCAGAGGGTTTGGCTTGGTCAGCGTTGTTGTTTTGGTTCCAATCGTCCATCCACTCGTCAACCATTGTTCAGTGCCTCCACGCGATCCACAACCTCCCACATCTCCTTGACCGCACGACGAGCTGCACGGTGCATCGAGCGATCCACGTAGAGATACAATGGCCGGCGGCGATTGAACGCTTTTGCCCAGACGGCGCTTTCATAAATCTCGGGCCAAAGCAGCTCGCCCAGCTTTCCGCGCTGCTGATCCAATACGCCCAGATCATCCTTGTTGCGGCTGACCTTATTGGGCAGCACGCCCACTACTTCGATCTGGTGCTGAAGCTGGACTTCACGTACAGCCGCCATCACCTCGGACATCGACATCAGGCTGACACCGGTCATTTCGGTCGGAATCAGCACGTAATCAGCCGCGCGATAGGCCAGCGAGTGATACGGTGAATGCGTGGGCGGGGTGTCGATCACGATGTAGTCGAAATAGTCACGATACGGCTCCAGGTAGGCTCCCAGCAAAAATGGATCGCCTTTTACGAAATCGATCATCTCCGGCAGTGACAGACTGGTATTGCTGCCCAACACGACCAGCAAGCCCTGGGGGTTGCTTTCGTCGCTGTACAGACTGGGATCGATGGTGCGCGCTACATCGCTAAGGTCGTAATCGTGACGCAGCGCATCCACCACTCCCGGATAGCGTTTGACCCGCAGCACAAACGTCAGATTTCCCTGCGAGTCCAAATCCACACTCAACACTTTGTGGCCGCGATAAGCCAGGGCACAGGCCACGTTGTACGCTGTGGTTGTTTTTCCGACGCCGCCCTTATGCGCCCCAACCACTAAGCTAATTGCACTCATGACACGTTCCTTTCCGCCTTGATAATATGGCGTAACGGCGCTGCTGCGGCAGCCCGTAGGGTTGTTTTTTTACCGCCCGCAGACGGCCCATCGACAGTGGTCAGAGTATACCATTGTCGCTAGTGGCTATGCGAAGCATACTGGACCAAATGGTCCAGTATGGTCAGTCATTTTCAAATCCATCCAGATAGATTGGGCTTGGCTGCTCATATTTTTCAGCCGCCTCTTCCAGTTCTGTATCCGTGTAGGCCGGAGTCCAACTCACTTCGGATTCGTCTAGATAGCGAAACCGCGCGCCATCCTTGAAGAGATAGAGGTCCTTCTTCGGCCCGAAGTTATTCTTCTCGGTGACGATCTTCATTATCGGCGAGTAATCGCCTTCTCGAACCGGCACCAGGCGATTGTCTACCGTGTAGATGCGAGAGTCGGCGGCCTTTTCGGTATCCAGGCGAATATGCAGGGCTGCCTTCTGATTTGGCACACTCGAACCATATGCAACCGGCCCGTGATCCTTCTGGGTCTGCTGCGTAGCGATCACGAAGGTAGACCCGGTCTTCTTGCCAAAGTTGTGCAGCCAACGGAAGAAGTTGTCAATAGCGTCTTTCAAGTCGCGGCTGCTCGTGGTATCAAACCCGACGGCCTCACTCAAATAGTCGATGAAGAATCGCCGGTGCCCCTTCTCGTAGGCCCGCTGAATCTGGCGGTAGATCGCTTTCGCATTCGCGCCATTCGTTTCCCAAATATCCAAGTTAGGCAGCCAGCTTTTGACTTTACGGGCGAATTCCCGGATGATCCGCTGCGAGTCTGCTGATTTCGCAACCAACTCGTCATACGGAATCCCGGTGTGCCGGCAGACCATACGGTCGAGCATGTCTTCGCGGGTCAACTCAGTTGAGATGAAAAACACTTTGTGCCCCAACATCGCCCACCAATCTGCGATTCCTTCCAGAATCATGGTCTTGCCCTCACCAGAAAATCCACCCACCAGGATTAGCTTGCCAGCCTTGATACCAGGCGCAATTTGAGTAAACACTTCCCAAGGGAGCGTTAACGTATCAACCGCGTCTTCAGCTGTGCGTTGCTTCATCACCTCGGCATAGAAAGCCAGAGCGTCTTTGCCGGCCAGGTAGGCTTGCTTCTGGGGCAAGCTGTCTTGCAAGCCCATCGCGATCTCATTGACCTGATCTTCGAGAACATGCAGATCGGGCGCATTGAACGCCTGCGTCACAATATCCGAACCAGCTTTGATCACATCACGGCGATAGGCCGCCCGTTTGACAATCTGCGCGTACACCTCGGCATACAAGGCGGGCGGAGTGTGGTTGATCAGGTATGTGATGTAGGCCGGGCCACCGAGTTCTTCCAGTTTTCCCTTGCTACGCAATTCTTCCACTACTGTGAGATAGTCGATTTTCGTTTCGCGTTCGTGCAGCGCCTGCATTGCTTCCCATACCCAGGCATTGCGAACGATGAAAAAATCGTCGGTGGTAAGCAAGTCGAGCAGCTCTGGTAGGATATCGGGGTCAATCAGAACCGCTCCCAACAAGGCCTCTTCTGACTCGACGCTGTGTGGCACTGTCTGTTCTTGTTTTTTAGGCTGAGATGGGGAGGTCATCGTATGTTCCTTTCCGAACATCGTCTATCGTCACGCGAATCGCTTCATCCTGACGGCCATTGTCACTCAGGTACCGTACAATCTGAGCCATCTTCATCCGTTCGTCGATTGTGGCCGGCTTGCGCTTGGCCTGCTGGCCGGCTTTGGCCCGGTCCTTAAACCGGCTGTGGTAGAAGCCGTCGATATGCTTGATAAACTTCAATACATCCAGCGGGCGATGGGCATCTGGATTCTCTTTGCGCCAGACTTCTTTCGCCGCCTGCAAGAGCAGCGGGGTAAGCTCATACGAACAACCTGGCACAGTGACTTTCGTTTTCTCGCCCTCGATGTCACGTGTCACCGTGATCTGATTGCCCAGCGCCCAGGATACATGTGGCCCGATGCGACCGCCTAGCGCGGCAAACGCTGCCGTCCCTGGAGCTTCCTCGAACCAGATTTCGGCGATCATGTCGTAGAGCTGATCCCGCCGGCTTTTCGGCCTAGCCTGCTGATTCTGCTTAGCTTGCTGGACCAATTGGTCCAGGTCCAGATTGCCGGCAGTGTGTTGATTTGCCAGGTCGGCCAGCACGTCGCCATGACACGGCCCAGAGCACCAGCAGCCTAACCGCTGTCCGGCCAAGTCAGGAATCTGTCGCAGCAGTTCCGGCTGTGTGTGCAGATATTCTCGGAAGTGCTCAACAGCCTCTTCTGCGGTTGCGACTTGAGTTTGATCAGCGGGATCGGGATTGTCTTTGACTCGATATGGGTTCGCCCAGATGGATTTCTTGAACCCGGCGCGACCATTTGCACGTCCGATGTAAACATCGAACTCTGGTCGTTGACCGTTGACCTTGTGAATATCCACAACCGTTGTGCGCTGTGCCTCTGGCGATGGGGCAGGGGGAGGCGTATTCTGACCGCCGTCAGGCGTGTCAGAAGAATCAGTAGTCTCTGTTGTAGTCTCTGATTCTGTAGTCTCTGTTTTAAGATTTAACGATTCGGTGAAGTCTATTTCACCATCTGGTAAAGACCTGGTTTTCACCGTTTCGTTATTTACCCCTATTTCACCATCTGGTAAAAACGGGTTGGCCGGCGGCTCTTTAACCATTTTTGTCCACATCTCGAGAAACTTTTTCTCATTGATGCGGATGTGGACAGTCGGGGCATTGTTCCATTTCCAGCGCTCAGTGATGATAAGCCCCTGGTCGCGGAGAATTTTTAATACACGGTCTGATTGGCGGGGCGTGATGCGGGTACGTTCCCACCATTCCCACCGAGGAACCGCAAGCCAGGAGTAGCCTTCACGCTGAACGCGCATCTTGCTGTTTCCCTTCTTGTTGGGAAGGTGCCAGAAAATGATTTCCGAGAGTGCAATCCCGGCCAGGACATCCCCGCCAGCCATATCAACATAGATTTTCTTGACATCGAGCGTGTCGCGGGTCCGTGCTTCCCAGGATAAGAAGTCAGAAAATGATGTCATGATCATCACCTGTCGGCACAATTGCTTGCTTAAATCGATATTCTCTGCCCAGTTTAGCAGCCACTTTGTTATATTGATTGATGCGTTCTCGAAGTTTGATTTCTTCTTCGATACAAAGATCGTTTGCTACCAACTCCTGTAGAAGATCATTTACCTGAGAAGATGCCTCTACATTTGCCCCATATATTTGAGTGCTGGTACGTTTCCCTTCCACCTTCTGCGTGAATTGGTAATGGCCATCTTGGTACTTATAGGAATACACATCGATTCGGGCTGCCTCGCAGGCCGTTAGCAGATTTTTATCTGTGCATTCTCTGCCAATCAAAACCCCCCGGAGTAGTTGTGTTTCCCAGGTTCCGTGCACCAGTGGGTGTCTAGCGACATATTCCTGATAAGGCTTGTCTTGCATACAATATTGGCGAATAACGTGATATAGAATTTGCTGGAAGTCATGAAGGTATCTCATGATCTGGGCAAAAGCCTTTGTGTCAATTAGCCTGCGCTTCAGTTCGACAATTGCCAGTGATTGGTCCCACTCAGTGCCAACTAAATCAACAATCCCGGAGGCGACAGGGAGCTGTTGCCATTTGAACTTGAAGATAGAATCTTGATGGAGATCAGAGTACACTTCCATCCTTCCCAGAGCTTCGGGGTATGCCCAGAGATAATCTTCAAGATGCTTTTCGCTGGGAGCCATATGATTTTCTACTTGCGCCATAGTTCAACCTCTGCTACACTAAAAACGTCGAGTGGTTGTGACTGCCGAGAGGCAGTACACGATCATCTCCACCGGGAAACATCTGAAAAACCCGATAGACTGAAAGCGCTCGCGACCGGCTTGCCCCCGGTCGTTCGCTTTTTATTCACTTGTGGGGCCGCGCCGGTTATTGGCCGGCTGCGCATTTATGACCCCTGGGGCAGGGGGATGGCCCCGCCCGCTGGCATAACAGCGGATAACCGCTGGTATGTTCGTGTAGTGATCACCTTACCCAGATTTTCCTGGCCCCGAGCCTATGCCCGGAAACAGTGTTGGCTCGCTGGAAGGCTTAGTCGCCAGCCAGCGCTGGTCGTTACGTTTGATCAGGTACCCGATCAAGATGATCAGGGCTAGGTATACTACCATTTGTTTGACATCCATAATGGATTCAACGTATACTCCTCAAACTGAACATTAGAACGTTAGTTCTGCAATCTTTTATAACTATACCACCAAAATGGTTTGTTAGAAAAGGCTCGAACAGCCATTTTGATCTGCTCGAATCTGCTTTAAACGCTTCTCAAACCGCTAACAAATTCAGCGTCAAAACACATCAAACAACGCCTATTCAATTGAGTGTGCGGGGTGGGGGAATAGGTGTGAAACAACTATTTGTGTGCACATTGAAATGTGCTACAATGTGGCTGTATTCACGGTTCTCCGGGCCCGCGGTGCCGAACCTGGGTCCGGGGAACTCCCCTTCACACACACTTTGTCAGTCTGCGCGTCTGACTCTCGTTTGGCGCGCTTGGCGATCCAGGTGTGTGTTTTTTGTTGATGCTACTCCAGACTTACGTATACCTCATCGTAGTCCAAAGCCTCGCCGCCAATGCGAATCTGTGCGATCTCGACTTCTATCGGAAGCTCGACATAGAGATTGCCTTCGAGAATACTTCCCCCGAATGCCTCTGTCTCTTCAAAGTCTGGAGCTTCGTAGAAATAAGTGTCTCCGTCCTGCACAGAACCATCTGCCGCCACAATACTATCAACATTTATGTCCCACCCTACGCAACTGTCATTGGGATCGGGGGGATCACAAATATACTCCATTTGAATGGCAACGTAACGGTGACCTTCCGGAAGTTCCCGAGTAGAATCGGACTTAGGCTCATAAGGATCAAGAACACCAACAATGCGGAATTTCCCGGTATTCACCTCGTACCACGTTCCCAGCGGAATTGGGTTTGTATGCGTCCCTTCGACGGCTATGGCTCGGCACGAGGTATCCAACGCATTCAAGTCAGCTCGCACTCGCGCGATCTCGTCCAACGCGGCGCTGCTGTCCAGGGCTTTCGCTCCTTCGAGCTGCGCAATTGCATCATCAATCGCTGCGGCGATGTCGCTATCTTCACACTGAAGATCATCGTCGCCGCCATCCTGGGCCAGGACCGGCCAGGCCAGCCCTGCGACCAGCAAGAGAACAATCACCACCAAGCCTACACGCTTCATGTCATAATCCCCTGTTGCTATCCTGATGGACTACTTAGTCATCATAACATGAAGTGCCGCAAAGATGCGAATCCGTTTGTTAGCGGTATGCAATTGGTAAGGTACGTGATATCCGAAGCTTACGCAATCGCAAGCTTTCATATATCATTAACTCGGCGACTGGCGCTCGTACCGCCAGCCGTCGGGGGTTGTTTAAGCACTAGCCTTAAGCAACCCCGCTGTCTGCCCCTGTTCATCTTCCTGCGGGGCTTCCTCAACTACGAAGAATTCATCAATTCCCACATCGAAGAACTGAAGGAATCGCGAGACTGTGTCCGAATCATAGCGGGTCACGCTGTTGGTCACATACGAGCTGATCGTCGCCTGGGAAATCCCTGTCTCTTTGCTCAGTTCGGCCTGAGTCAAGCGCCGCCCTCGTTTACGCGAATGCTCCGCCATCAATTCGGCCAAGCGATTCATTATTCTCATAGCATTTTCTCCTTACTCGACTCCATTATAGGTGTCCTTTATAAAGGAAGTCAAATAGAAATTCGACTTACCCGATAATTTTTACAAATTTTTAACAATAAATGCTTGATGGTTTATATAAGAAGTTATATAATTCAGAGTGTAAGTCATTTAAATCAACTGGAGGCCCTATTGGGGAACGCAGATGCCATAAGACGCCATAGCCGGTGATACGCTCACCGGGGGTGGCGCTTTTTGTTTCTCCCCAGGGTCACAGCACCTTCACAACCGAATACAACTTCCGGCGCGAGCCGGACGGCGTGTGCTACTGAAGAGGATAGCCCCGACGCCGTTATCCATCGGGGCTTGAGGGCACGGAGATTTATGGGCCAGACAGGTTTCGACGGGGCGTGGCGACTATCACGCGCCAATACGCTCTGGACGGCGGTTCGAGTCCGCCCTGGTCCACTGGTTGATGGTTGATGCAACCAAAAACCTACCACCCACGCTTGAGGGGCCTGAATGCCCAGGCCCCTCGATGCTCTTCCAGTCGAACAGAAAGGAGTAGTGTATGCCGGCTAACGGCAAGGCCCCCTGGGGTCAAATACGAGAGGTTCGGGCGCACGAGGTGCCGCCCGAACGCCACGGCAACAGCCCGGGAAAGTACTGGCAGCTATACCTGGATGTATCCCTCCGCTTAGAGCAAACGAACGGCAGCGCAGCGCTCGCCATCCCCTTCGGGACGCGGCGCGCGGCTGGCTCAGCCTGTTCGGCTCTTGCCCGGTACTTCAAACGGCGCGGAGAGGATGTGGCCAGGCTGACGACCGGCGTTGACCACGAAGGCACGCCCACGTTGTACGTGCAGCGCGGCGAGAACTGGAGTAAATGATGCCCGATACACCAATGCCCTACGAGTCCGGCATTCCCGATCATCATGACGCGCTGGTCAACGCCATGAAGCGCGATCAGGTCGAAATCAAGCGCCGGATGTTCGAGCAGCAGGAGCTTCTCGACGGCCTGGCTGGGGAGGCCGAGTTGGCTACAAAGCAGCTGCGGATGTTCGTGCAGCGCCACCAGCGCCTGGTCGAAGCGGCAGAACTGGCCGCCCGCTATCTGGCCGACGCCGACGACCGCGACGGCGACGCCTTCCAGGCGCTGGTCGAGGCCCTGGGCTACGACCCGGCGGCATAGTTTTCATTTTTCTCGCTCGATAGTATGTGCTCAGATATCGTTTCGCTTAAACGAGAAAGGAGCGTTTCACGTGGCACAGTTGTTTCCTAAAGTTGGCGCATGGGTAGCGACCAACAGGGTTTTACAGCATATCTCGCAGCGTATCAAGCCCGGCGCGGCATTCGGGGATCCGATCCCCGAAGACACCATCGGGAAGATCGTCGGAGAAGTCAACTACTACCTGTACAAAGTCGACTTTGGTGCGCACGGGACCAAGATCGTTGATGTGCGCGATGTCGACGTGATCACCCGCGAACAGGCGCGCATCCGGCGGCTGGAACGTGCCAACGCCGAGCAGCGGTTGGTCGAAGAAGTCATCGACCGTTGCCTGCCGAGCAAGGCGGTAAATGATGCCTCGTAAATGTCGCTATCACGGGTGTGATGCCCGCGCAGTCGAGTGCGGCTTGTGCCTGGACCATTTGGTTATGGAGCAGGCGCAGCGCCCGCTGCCGGTGCAGCGCGGGGAAATCGAGGTGGTCGATGTTGGTGGCCAGCAGGTTGAGTTCAAGTGGACGCCAACCCTCACGCGAGAGAAGTTCGTGCGTATGTGGGCCGACGGCTGGTCCCTGGTCTATCGGCGCGGCGACGAACTGCGCTGGTCGCGGCCAGCTGGACACCGGAACGGGAACGGGCACCATGGCTAAGTTGAAGATGACACCGTCCCGCATCGTCATCAAGTGCGGTAACCGCATCATCCACATCTACCAACCGACCGACCGCAAAGCAAACGACGGCAGTCGTTGCAGCGACCGCCGCCGTAAGTAGAAAAATCGGACCTAGAAACGGATAGGGCGTGCTCGAACACGCCCCTTCCATTACGTCCAATCATCAACCTACCACGAGTATACGAGAGGCCATTGAACTATGTCAACTGAAACGGAAAAACTCGAACAACTGCGGGCCGAGCTCGCACTTGCTCGTAAAAAGCACGAGGAACGTAAGACCGCGTTGGACGCGGCGCGGGCGGCCTGGGAAGAGGCCAACCGTGCGCTCATTGAAAGCGAGCAGCAGCTGCGTGAAGACGTGAAAGCTGCTGACGAGGCTTTCCGTGAGGCGGCGCTCGAAACCTACGCCATTGACCCGGAGAACAAGAAACCGGTTGACGGCATCGAGGTCAAGCTGTACGACGTGATGGATTTTGACAAGGCCGAGGCAGACACCTGGGCGCGCACGAACATGCCAGCGCTGTTGATTTTGGATGAAAAGGCTTACCGGAAAATTCTGAAAGAGGTGGCCAACAACAAGGCGCTGCGTAATGTGCCGGTTCTGAGCACCATACCGGGGACGGTCCGGAAGGAACCGAAGCCGAATGTGGACCGCGACCTGAGTGCGTATATCCCCCAGGAACAGCCGAAAGCAGCTACAACTCCTTTCCCCGGTGGAACGGAAGCTGATTTCGATGCCTGGGTAGACCAGCAGGAGGCGTGACGTGGCCTTGCCAGCAACGAAATCACGCGACGAACGCCGTATCGGGGCTGGGACCACGTCGGCAGCGAAAGCCAAGCCGAAAGCGCACCAGCCACCGCACGAATGGCCCGTATGGGCGATCAAGATGCGCCAGCAATATGAGGCCAAAATCAAGCAGCTTGAAGACCGGGTTCGAGAACTGGAGGCAACCATCGTGACTACGGATAACGCGCGCCGGCAGGCGCAGCAGCAGGAAAGCGCCCTGGCTATCTACGGCGAGAGCGAAGAGGTCAAGGCGCTGACGGCTCGCCTGGGCTATCTGCTGCCGAATGCAGATGAAATTGGCCAGCAGGGCGTTGCCCTGGTGTCGCAGATTGCCATCGCACACGGTCTGGACCCCCTGCCGGGTAGCGACCACGTGTACGCCTGGAAAAAGGGCGGCAAACTGACTGTCGTTATCGGCTACAAAGGCATGTTGCACCTGGCGCGCCAGCAGGTTCACTTCACGCACCAGTCGCGCGAAATGACTGAAGAAGAGCGCGCCAAGCGCCTCCTGACCGAGGACCAGATAGGCTACGTCACCGAAATATGGGAGATCGAAAAGGCGAAAGCCTGCAAGGACGCGGGTATTCCCTATCATCCCATTCGCGGTGAAGCTATCTGGTCGCCAACGGAAACGCACTACAAGAAGGACGGCTCAACGTACACGACGTACAACGATGTGCCGCGTGGCCGTGATGGTCACTGGGTAGCGCGCAAGAATAGCCTGAAGGACGCGCTGCGGCAGATCACAAGTACCGGTGTTCGTCTGGGGCAGGCGCTTGACACGATGTTTGCCGAGATGGGCCGACAGGCTGCACTCCAGGCCAGCGGCCTAGATGTCGAAGCCACCGGTGACGGCTGGCAGATCGCGCTGCCTGACGGCAGCGATGAACAGACGCCCGAAGAACTGGAGCAGGAGTTGATCGACGAGGGCTACATCCAGCCGAATGAGCCGATTAACGGCCAGTTCACGGCTAAGGGCGATAAGCCGGACAATGACGAGCAGGATCAGTCGGAAACGCCGGCAGAACCCGCCGCAACTGAGGTGAAAAATCCGGAGACGCCGGCGGACAAGAAGCTGGACAAGGCTGACGCCAAAAGTGCGCCGAAATGTGCGAACTGCGGCATCGAAGACGCCGATCCCGACAATCCCATCGATCCCACACTCTGCGCAACCTGCGCGGGCCGCAAGGCTGACCAGGAAGCGCAGGATAGCTAACACAAACACACGAGTAGGGCGGTCGCAGGGCCGCCCTAATGATTCCCTGGAGGGATACCATGCCTTGTAACGGAATCGCGGTCCAGACGGCGGAGACTGTCGTCGACCTCGAGGAACACTTTGTGGAAAAAGAGAATCGGGAGCGGTTGGCCGCCTGGTTGCTCGAGCAAGGAGTACCGGTCGGACATTGGTCGCAAACTCCCGCGGGCACGTGGGTGCTGGCAATGGGCAATGTCTCTGTCAGCTTGCGTTTTTCTGGACGCAATATCGAAAGTCGAGGGGCTCGTCGGTATCGCAAGATGCTTGACGCGGCTGACTGGCAGACGCAGCTATATGCCGGCCAGCTGGCCCAGGTGCAAATTCTGGGGGCCGTGCAGGCGCTGGGGCTGACACCGCAAAATCTGCGCCAGGATGCCAATGGCGGGATCGCCTTCACGATCAACGCCGGCATCACGGTCAAAGTCGAGGTAGATCGCCTTGGACGTCTGGAGCTTATCACTCAGGACGGCGACTTCGATACCGGCAAGACGGCCCTGGAAACGCTGACCAAAGCGCTGAGCGCCAATGGTGCCCAGGTCGAGCCGGTGGGTGAGGTCGAGACCCACAACCATGAGGTGATGATGCAGCAAACCGGTCAGTATACGGCTACCGTTTTCGTCAACCAGGCCGTGACCGAAAGCGGCCCCTCGCACACACATTAAAAAAACGCCGACGGGCATATCAATCCTTGATCGGCGATATGCCCGCGACGCATTTCATCAGCTAAGGAGATTATACCATGCAACCCACGTTTTGGCTCAAGATTGCCAAGGCTTTCAAAGAAACGGTCGGACATGCCTTCACACTGCATGGCCAGGGGATCAACGATTACGCCGATGGCGAGATCGATCTGGTGCCATGGTTGGAGCAGGTGCTGGTCAAGGCCGGTTTCGACTTCGTCATCAAATACGACCTGGCGCAGGGGATCACCCTGCCGCTGGATGATCAGAAAACGAAGCTGGCGGACCTGCTGAATGGGGCAGGGGGCAACGGAACTCTCCCTCCGCAGTTGCAGAAGTTCGGCCAGCAGCAGCAATCACAAGCGGGCGGAAACGATATCCAGTTCCCTCGCGATCCACAGGCTGCCTTCAATCTCATCAACGATGCCTTGAAGCTGTCGGAGCGCACCAACCCGGACACCGAGCAGCCCTACAAAGTAGCCCTTGTGTTCCCCTATGCCAATGACTTGTTTGGGGCCAGCGCCGCTGGCTACATTCCGCCGCAAGAGCGCGTCCTGCTCGAATTTGCGCTGACCTGGGCGCGTAATCCGGTCTGGCGCGGGTCGGGCAGCGCCCCGCTGATCTTCTTCATCACGCCGTCGCTCAAGGGCATCAACCCGCTGCTGGCCGAAGCCGTTTACCCGGTTGAGGTTCAGGCTCCGGACTACGAAGTCCGTCTGAGCTTCATCAAGGACCGGCTCGACGCTAATCCGGATGCCAACCTGGCAGATGAATTAACTCCAGAACGCTTCGCTGCGATCACCGCGGGCCTGCAAAAAGTCCATATCATGGACGTGATTGTCCAGGCGCGCATCAACGCGACCGAGATCACGCCAGAACTGGTGTCGAATCGCAAGCGCGAAATCATGCAGTCACAGTATTCGGGCATTTTGGAAACCGAAGAAGCAACCGGCAGCCTCGATGATGTGGCGGGCCTGGATTACTTGGTTGGCTACCTCCGAGATGAGGTTATCCAGCCGATGAAAGACGGCGATGCCGGCAGTGTCCCCATGGGCATTTTGCTGGCTGGGCCGCCTGGGACCGGCAAGACCTACATGGCGACCAAAGTCGCAGCTGAAGCCGGCGTGAACTTCGTCAACTTCCGGATGGCAAACATCCTCGGGGGCATCGTCGGCGAGTCAGAGAAGAATCTTGAAAAAGCGCTGGCCGGTATTCGCTCACTCACGCCGTGCATCGTGTTCGTCGACGAAATCGACCAGGCGTTTCGCCGGTCGGAAGGGTTCGACGGCTCAAGCGTCAACCGCAACATCTTTGGCCGGCTGCTCAACTTTATGGCCGACACCGCCAACCGCGGCAAGGTCGTCTGGCTGGCGGCCACCAACCGTCCAGACCTGCTCGACGCAGCAATGCTGCGCTCCGGTCGCTTCGATGCGATTGTCGCGGTGCTGCCTCCGGAAACTGGGGCAGATCGCCAGTCCATGTTCCAAATCATGGCGAAAAAGAATCGCGTCAAGCTGGCTGACAACGTTGATCTGACCGCTGCCGCCGATGCTACGGATGGCTACACCGGCGCTGACATCGAGCGCGTGGTGCTCAAAGCGGCATCTGTAGCGCGCAAGAATGACCACGAGGCGATTACCGGTGACGACCTGGATCACGCTTTGAAGGCGGTCCGAATCGTCCAGAAAGATCGCCAGCGGATGGTCAGCGGCGCGCTGGCTGCCGTCAATGACCTGGACCTGCTGCCGCCGCGTTACCGCGAACTGGCCGAAGCCCAGGACGCTGAAGACAAACAGGAAGCTGCTGCGCCTCAAGGCGGACGCCAGGCGCGTGATCTTCTTTTGGAGGACTAACCCATGACCGATGAACAAGACACCATCATCCGGAGCATTCGGCCTGAATGGTCGAAAGTGCTCGACGAGATGATCTTGGTTAACCTGACCATAACCCGCTGGCGCGCAAAGACGCGCAGCGAATTCAACGAATACGGCCTGGATGCCAGCAGCTTCCAGGCCTACACAGCTGGCACACGCAGCCTGCTGCCTAAGAAGTTGCAGAAAGAACTCGATACGCTGGAAGACATGGCGCGTTCACTGCTTAAGCGCTGGAGCTTTAAAACGCTCTTCGGCTACCTGATGCCGAAGGACAAGTATGACGAGTTCAAAGCCTACATCGAAGAGAAGCCGGCGACAGACCTGCGCCGCTATCTCTACGGCAGCAAGAAATCGCTGGATGCGTCCTGGGACGAGAAGAGCCTCAAGGAACGGTGGTTCCAACTGGCTCAACATATCGCCGAGCGGCGTGATGCCATCGTCGATGAGGTGGTTGAATCCTACCGGCCCAGCGCCATCGTGCGCTGGCGCGTCGAGCAGGGCTTGGCCAAAGATGCCGGAGTCCAGCCGCCAGATGAATGGCTGGATGAAATTCTGGCCGAGATGGTCGCTCGCATTCCGACGGCAGACCAAATCCGCGACTCGTTCACGTTGCAGATCATTCCGGCGTTTGTCGAAGCGCCGGATGAGGCAATCAAGGCGGCCAAGCTGGAGGAGATCGAGGTCCAGCAGCGCGAGGTCGAGCGCCGGCTAGAAGAAATCAGCCGGGAGAAGGTGCAGGCGGAGAAGCAAGCTGTCTGGGCCGAAGCACGAGCCAAGGCTGAAAAGGAACGCCTGGAACTTCAGGCCGAACGTGAGCGGCTGGACCGCGAAAAGCGGATCACCCAGGAGATCATCGAGCACGAAAAGCGGCTCAAAGAGGAGCGCATCAGCAAGACGCTCGATGAGGTGGCCGGCCAACTGCATACCCTGGTGTATGAGGCAGTATGCGACGGGCTGGAATACCTGAAGGACCCGCAGCACGAGTCGCTGCATCCCCGTTATGTGGGGCGGCTCAAGAACCTGGTCGACCAGGTGCAGGTGCTCAACTTCACTGATGACGACGAACTGAATCGCGTCTGCCAAGACCTGGAGCAGATGGTCGAACAAGGTGCCGCCAGCAAGGACAACACGACTCGCGTCCGGGACCTGCTGAAGGATGTCGGAATCTCGCTCAAGGCCGATCTGGTCACAGCGAATATCGCCAGCCGGTCTGCACGCGATCTGGGCATCCCCGATGAGCCAGCGCCCGACCTGGTGCGCCAGGCGCGCCGGCAGCAAACCGGTCCTGATCTCTTCGATGCAGCTGAAGAGACGCCGGAAATAACCCGTCAACAGCGCAGCGAACGCACTGACCTTTCCCAAGACCCAAATGCGCCCGCTGCATAGAGCAGAGCGAGGGACGGTTGCAACCGTCCCTTTTTCCACTACAGGAGCAAGTATATATGGCAAAGCGAAAAAGAAGAAACCCGCCAAAATGGGCGGTTGATCTGGAACTGCTGCCCACCGGTGCGCTGATCTGGCGCGCGCAGCAAAACTCCCGGGTCTGTCGGGAGGCCATCAGCATTCTCAAACGCCGCGGTCACAAAAGCGCCACGCGGTTCCTGGAGGGTGTCGAGCGCAATTTCCGCCAAAACACTACCAAGACCCGGATGGATTTCTGGCGACATGCGCCAGAGCCACCGGCTGGCCATTGGTTAGCTGAAGAGCCGAAAGGCAAATGTCACGATTGTGGTGAATCAACCACGCGACGATTCAACGGCTACTACCAGTGTGGACGCTGCGCCCATGCTGTCGATTTGCATGGCGGCCACAAGGCGTGGAAAGAAGAGTTGAGACGGCGCGCAAAAAAGAAGAAAAGGCAGCAGAAGTCTGACAAGACTCCTGATAAGTCGACTCTTGTCGCCGTCACGTCCACTTCAGAAAAACCTACACAGCAGCAGGCAGCCAACGCTGAACTCATGGCAGTGGGCCAGGCCGCATATCAAGCAGTAAAAAACGGCCCCCTGGCGCAAGCCATTGCTGGCCTGAAGTCAGGAGGGAAAACTGATGTCACCATTGCCTGATGAGATTCAAGACACAGGTGAGGCTCGCGAACTTTCCGTCTTCGAGTTGTACGACCAGCGCCGCCATGCTGAGCACGCCAGCCTGGAAGTAGTGCAGCTGCTCGGCCACATCCTGGACAGCACAAACCAGCTTGAACTTCTCATCGAAGGGGAGATCGAGTCTCCGTTTCACCAGAATCGTGCCATCAATATCATCCGGGCCAATGAGGATGATGCCGTCCAGATTGCAGAGTTTCTGCATGAACTGGTGGCTCAGCACACGGCGTTGATCGCCATGCTGCGGCGGGCGATTGAGCAGCGTGATGAGGCCATGCGCGGGAAGCTGGCCTGGATGGACAACCTGGCAGATACGATTGCGGAGAACCAGGGGTGTTCACGGGCGCAGGCCTGGAAGCTGATCACTGTGCTCATAAACCCCGACGAGACGCTGATGGCCGACGATGTGGTAATCGGGTTGGACCGGCTGATTGAGTTCAGAGATGAACTTCAGCCGTTGATCGACAACCTAGACGAGGACGTGTATTTACCGGAGGATGAGTGATGTCCAAAACGACACTCCCCCTGGCGGATGCTCAGATCGTCGCCCAGAAATTGATCGACGTTCTACAGCCTGCCTGCGAACGTATTGAGATCGCGGGCAGCATCCGCCGTGAAAAGCCCACCGTTGGCGACATCGAGATTGTCGCCATTCCAAAGGTATACCAGACCAGGCAGCTAGACCTATTCGGTCAGGAACAACATGCTGGTGCTCGGCGCAGCCGGCTAGACGATGTGCTCGATCAGCTGATCGCTGAGGAGAAAATCTGGCGTGAACCACCATCAGGCGCACGTCCGGCCTGGGGCGAACGTATGAAGAAATTCTGGCTTCAGGTCGAGAAGGGCACCATTGCCCAGGTCGACCTCTTCATCGCCACGCCTGAGAACTGGGGGGCGATCTTCACGATTCGCACCGGGCCGGCTGACTTTTCACAGGCCCTGGTGGCGAGGATCAAGAATCACACTCCCTATCGCCAACAAGCCGGCAAACTGATTCACGAAGCGACCGGTGATGTTGTACCGGTGCCAGAGGAAGAAGACTACTTCCGGATGGCTGGGGTGGCCTATCTCAATCCGCAAGACCGTAAACCGGTCAATTTGCGCAGACCGCAGGCCCACCAGGACCGACAGACAAGCCCCGAGGAAATCGAGCGGCTCAAAACGCAGATCCTGCGGCAAATTCGCCTGAAAGGTCCTCAAACGACAGTGGACCTGCTGCGCGCAGCCCGCAAAGAAACCGGTGACTTTTTCGTCGGAAATACCGTTCTGATTCCGGCTCGTGACGCCCTGGTCGCAGATGGTCTGATCGCGAAAGGCAGTGACAGCCCTGGTTACCGCCTGACACTCCGTGCTGAACTGGCGAATATGCTGTGTGCCAGCATCAGCTACGTCAAGGGGACGATCAAAAACCTTGACCATACTGAACTGGCCATCCTACTGGAGCTCGAGCAAGAGAAAGCTGATCCGCGTAAAACGCTCATTGCCCACCTGGAACAACTTATCGCTTCAAAAGCTCCTCAGCGCCACGTGGTGGCTGACACTGTTGTGCGAGAATACATCCGCCGTCGCCTCGAACAGCGGGCCGGGCTGGTTGCATAGGGCATATCATGTCTGCGTATGCGCCCAAGCATCTGCACAAGATGCGTCCGAACTGGCTGTTCCCATACCTGGTCAAGCTCGATCAGTTGCCAGGTATCGGTACGGGCCGCTGGGAATACTGGTCGAACATCCTCCTGGATGCGCAGCTACCGGATGAGCCGATCCCGCAGATCGACTTTCTGGGCCAACCGGCGTATGAGGTGACAAAGCACATCAGCGATCTGCTGCGCATTGCCGAACGGCACGGTATTCGCCATAGCGACGCCTTCGAAGCCTGGGTGGTCTGGGTCCTACATGGTCTGGGCCTGCCCAAATTCCGGCAGTATGAGTCACCGCTGGATATCCCCGATCTACGTCGGCTATCCGCTGAAGTATTGGATCAGTGGTATGAGCAGTTCAATCTCGGTCTGCTGCTCCAGCACCCCGCTGACTACATGGCTCACTTTGCCCAGGGCGCTGAGAACCAGGGCTACAACCCCTTCTCAGGCGCTGGCTTCTTTGCCACGTCTATGAATCTGTGTAAGGCAATGGCCCAGATGATGTTTTCGGGGCAGGGGGATATGCGTAGTCAGACCGTACACGATCCTTGCTGTGGCACTGGTTCTCTACTGCTGGCTGCCAGCAACTACAGCCTGCGGTTGACCGGTCAGGATATCATGCGCCTAATGGTGCTCTGTACACAGCTCAATCTGTACCTGTATGCGCCCTGGGGTGTCTGGTGGCCAGATTTTCGCATGGTTGGTGGCCCAAGCCGTCAGCAGCTTGAGGAGGCTATCTTTGGCAAGGAGGAGCCGGCAGAACAGCCGATTCCGGTGCAGCTGCCGCTCCTGGAGCCTGTGCCCGTCGCAGAAGAAATCAGCATGAGAGAATCGCTCCAGACTCTTCTGCGAGCAGCCCAGACTGTTGAGGCATTAATCGCCAAACCGAAGGTCGTGTTGTGGGATGACCAGGCCGTCCGGTCAAAAATTCGCCGGCGCTTGGAACATCGTGCTGGGATAGCGGCGTAAGTGATTCATATGTCTAGGAGGTTATGAGGTTTTATGAGGGACAGAAGCCCCGCTACACTGCGGGGCTTTATAAGGGCCGCATTATGTCAAACATTGAGATTCGAACTGATTAATTATGTTAGAAGGTACGAATCTCAGACGATATTTCCACTAAAAAGTCGAGCCCAAACGATGGGCTGAGTTACTATCAATGGAAACCTATGGCCCATTTTTGATTATCTCCTCCCCAGCAAGGCCATTGATAAATGTTAGCTCCGTTAGCAGTCGAGACTTCTGCTACGTCCAAACAATAGCCACTATATACACTGATGATCTCGATAATAGGGCCACCTTCGGCGGTATGTCCAACAACTTTCAATCGCCATCGCTGGTTTGCTCCCCAGTGGCACGACCATTGATGTACATTGCCACCCGCTGTACGGGACCATGTACTCTCATCCATGCATTTTCCACTATACATGTTGACGATGAGATAGACCCCGTCCCCAATATCCTTCAAAAACCAACGCTGGTTATACCCGTTATGGCACTGCCACTGATGAATGTTACCACCGTTTTGAAAAGACCAAGTACTCTCATCGGCACACTTGGTGGGTGTGGGATCAATGACTGTGTGCCAAGAAAGCAAAGATACGTCCCAAAAGTTACCGGTGAGGTAGCTTCCAGTTGGTACTGTATCGGTCTGCCGGTCGGGAGATGTTTCTTTGGCGAATGTGCGAGTAGTCGACATTCCTCCTAAAGCCACCAAAGAGAATATAACGAGAATTCCTAGCACGCGATGTATACTTTTCATTTGAGTCCTCCTGTTAGCGTACACGCTTGTCCGGAAAAGGAACATCCAAAAATGTTCATGTTGTGTTCAGACTTTATTACGGTGAGATGAGAACACGAAGCCCGCACCTCACCGTATTGCCAACATTAGGTATCAGTGTAACCTTGTGCCTTTCAGAAAATACAGGTTACTTGCCGAACAGCATCTTGATTCCCTTGACCAGTTCTTGAAAATTATTGAGGCGTTGGCCTGAAATCGCACGGTGAACTTTATCTTTGTTTTCCGGCGTTACCGGGACTCCCGCTTTCCGCATTGCCGCTACAACTTGCTCATTCTCCTTCACATTCGGAGTGTATTTGTCAGGACGTCCTGGCTTTTTACTGCGGTCGATAGGCATTGTATTTCCTTTCTACGCATAGATAACATATAGATTGCTGATACTTTATTCTCGTAAGACGCACAAGTGTTTGGGCTGACAGTGATCAAGATGCCTTGAGATATATTCGATGATTTTTACGATGTGTTGCCACTTCCAATCTGAGTTATTGTCTCAAGTAAGTAATCAAAGTTGTGGCCTGGTTAATCTCCACTCCAGGCCACAACTCCTTCCCCAGCGGCCCACTTAAACGCAATCGATCACTATCAACATAATAAGTCCTAAATTGTTCTTTTTGAACGCCGCAAACAACTAGTTGTCAACAACTAGTTGCGCACTTTATTGACATAACTAGTTGTTATACATATAGTTGTTTTGCAACTAGTTATCAGTAGAGTAAAGAAAGGATTTTCTGATGTCATTAGGAGAACTCATTCAAGAGATCAGGCTTGCTAAAGAATTCACGCAAATGGATGTCGTTGAAGGTTTCTGGAAAGAAGGTGAAAGATTAGGAGATCATGCATTGATAAGTAAGTGGGAAACTAATCAGTATATCCCTAGTGCTAGAAACTTGAGTATTCTGGCGAAAGTGCTGGGAATTTCGTATGTGGAAGAGAAATACTGGAGGGGGCTTGCTGGCTACTTGCCAAAGACAAGAATGCCTACGCTTCAGCAAATACGTGAGCATCTATCGTTATACTCTGAAGGAGATATTCGCTACGATCCTTTTCCATCGATTATTGTTGACTATCGTTTTACGATATGGGCACTAAATGAAGCAGCGCGGGTAGTGTTGGATGATCCGCAGTTCCCCGATATCAGAGCTATTCTTCGAATGAAGCCTACGTTATTGGACATGCAATTTCACAGCAAAATCGATATAAATAAGGCGGTTGATAACGATAATATACCGGCAATTCGAGAGCTTCAGGTTCAGCTTTTCAAGGCGTTTAATCTGCATAGAAGACACGAACCATTTTACAGTAGCTACCCTCAATGTTTGAAGGGCCGGTTTGCTAAGAACTATAATGAATTTGAAGGAATTTGGAATGCGATTAATGTGGAGAATACTATAGCTCTTACTGAAGGGGCAATAAAAGCGTTTTTAGGGTACCTCACGCCCAATTTACATGAACCCATTGAGATAAAGCAAAGACTGGAATATATTCCACATTTTCCTCAGTTTGCTATTGTAAGATTTCTGCCTGTTTCCTATGGTTTTGAGTCTCCCTATAGCCTTAAATCATCTAGCCAACCGAGTTCGCCTTTGACGCTGTGGGATTTGCTTGACGATGATGAGCTACGTGGAATGTTAGACCAATATGAGAGAGATAACGAAGGGTGATCACTTTAACTCAAATCATATCTTGGGATCGGAATGGTTTTAAAGAGTGGGGGTTATTAGCATGGGCAATCTGTCTGCAGTATTTCAGAATGTGATTTCTTCAATCTCCAAACTGGGTTTCCAGGCAGAATACTATAGTATTCCCAACTATTCAGGGTATAGCGTTGTACTGAATAAAAACAAAGATACCGTTTACTGCTTAGAAGTTAAGCTAGGCGATTCCATTGTGTCTGGATTTACTACTTACGCTGTAGCACAAATCTTCGACTCATCCTTTCCAACAATGCTTCTCGTTCTAGCCGTTGATAAGTCTACAGATGGCCAAGAATTGGGAAAGCATCTTCCTTGCTATACACGATCAATGGATAAGTTCTATTCAGCCAAGTTTATACCTTTTATGCACACGGCTTTTAACGAGTTAGACCCTACAGGAAAAAAGAAGGGGATTTTGATCCAGTCGTATTATTCAAAGATGACCTTAGGCAACTTACTTGCAGCGACTATATACACCTGGAAAATTATTACCTCATTTAAGCGAGACGGTCAGTTAGCTCAAATTGCGGTCGACTTTGATAATCGACTTATAAAAACGGTAGCTACTATTATGCGACCGCTGACGGGCGTGGTTGGTGATATGTATCATATTCCAAGAACCTCAGTAGCTTCGCAAATCCGTGTTCCTATACGATTGGCTAACGGAGATTTCGGGTTTGTAGAAGATCATTCTTCAGCTTTAGATGAGGGGATCAGACTAGCACAGACTTACCTGCGAAACCACTATCAGCGTTATGGCCTGCAGAAAATTGGCGATTAGCTGATTTGAGGAACAAAAGGAATTTCTAGTTGAGTCAGACAATTGAAGCGGAAAAAGGCCTTGAACAAAAAACGTATCAACGAAGTAATGCGCATATTGGTCCGGATGGCCGTTGCCTACACCGGCACTATCCACCCCCAAGTCCTAAAACGTAATTCCGACAACCTGCTGGAAGCGAATCGTAAATTTCTGGTAGACGCACCAGAGGACTACGACCGCTTCGGAGTATCTGTCAGCAATTAGTTCGCCAAGAGGTGAAACACGAAATTGAATGCTCAAATCACTATCACTGCTGATCGTGGGCATACTGCTTGGTATGTCTGTGATTGCAGCAGTGCCAACTTCGGCGCAGTCTGGTGACGATCTATCTGTCGCTGACGAGCTGCCGAAAGTCGAAGCTCAATATCGCATCGATGATCTGCTGTTTATGTTCGAATGTTCGACGGAACCTCTAGATACAAACAACCCCTACTGGCTCCAGGTCTACTGGGAAACGGACGATGGTATGATCGTCTTCAATTGTGTGATTGAAAGCTCTACCCAGGTCCAGCCGGTGAGGTCTCCATCAGAAAAACGCTCAGCATGACTTTAGCGAACAGAACCGGGCGGCGAAAGATAGTTCGGTTCTGTTTTGATTCGGCCTTTCGGTTTATGCTATGGTAAAGATGTCTGTTTCGCGAGGTGACAAGGTCCGAACATGTTTCTCGAAACATCGCCTTGTGTACTTGAGGAATAAACTATGGCTACGGTTGATGAAAACGCATTCACCATACTTCGTCTAATGCATGAAAAGGGGATTACCATTGGAAAGGGAATAACTTGTAGCGAACTAGAGGCGCTGACAGGCTTGGATGATGACGAATTCGATCAAGCGGAAACATATCTTCTTCACCAGAAGTTTTTGGCGGGTTCCGGCGGGGGAGACAGGGGGAAACGCTATATTACCCCTCAAGGAATAGACTTTGTACGTTGGAAGATGGAAGCCCGCTTGCCACTCAGTTTGGAAGCAGAGAGGGTTCTCAAATATGTGGAAAAGGTTGAGCCTCCTCCTATATTTGATTCATTAGAACGTGAAGATCGCCATAAAGTCCATCCGCACGATATCCAAGCGGCACTCCATTTGACATCGGAAGACTTAGCTAAGGCGCTTAGGGAATTGGAGGATGAAGGTCTAGCCCGTGGCGCAGAAGGCGCGAGTATAACTAGCGGATGGGGAATCCGAGCTACCCCAGAAGGTCGTCAAGCTATCCGTCGCAATTTCAGAATCCTGCAAACTCCAACCCCACAAATTGGCGCGATATTTCAAGGGCCAGTTAATGCGACGAATATAGCTAATATAGCTAGCGCCATCAATTCGCAAATCGATCAAACCATATCGATCAACGATCCTGAGGCAATCCGCCAGGCGATTAGTGAAACTCTGGATAGTGTTGTAGCTAGCGTCGGTGACCTCTTGGATTTGAAACAAAAAGCAGCATATATTGAAACCGCTGCGAAACTTCAGCAAGAGTTAGAAAAGCCAGAACCAAGCCCCACAGTCATTCAAAGACTCATGACGATCATTAGTTTTGGCGATACCCTGGACGGCACACTTGAATTAGGGCAAAAAGCATTGACCGCTGCGGTGAAAGCTGCTCCTTATACTTACATGCTTTATGAGTTAATTAAGAAGGTGACAGGACTAGGATGAAAAAGAAACCTGTAAATCGAGACTGGTTTTCCAGCTTACGAACTATAAGGATGGAGGAGCATTATGAATGGTTAAATCTGTTCGCTGGCGAGGTGGAAACAATAGCAAACTTCGGATGTTGGGGCAGTGATGAACCATTTGCTTTGCTTTGGACATTGGATGCAACCGAGATTGCTGTAATTGAGAAGAAAAAAGAAAACCTGAATAAGCCCAAGGAGCGATGGAAATTTTTGCGTCAACAAGTCCCGGATAGTTCAGCTGGCCGTTTGGTAAAATTTATCGTAGCCGATATGACGACTGAAATTCCTGGCCTTCAAGCCGACTACTTTGACCTCGCATACTGCCAAGACGTGCTTTACCAAATGGAGAAGGAGGAAGGACGCCAAAGTGTTCAAAATGCTATAGCCCGAATGGCAAAGTGTGTCAAACCAGGCGGCTTAGTGATCGCTAAAGAATGTCGGCTAGGAGTAGAATTTGAGGACGTAGGTTCGGGAGGTTTTTTTGAGGTCGGGTTAGCTCCACGAAACGCCCCAATAAATATTAGCCCCCTCTTTGAAGTCGAAGGATTATCAAAAATCGAGCTGAATGATCAGGATTACTGGGTTTATTGTTACAGGAAGTCATAACTCCCGATTTTATTTCTATGCCATGGTAGGCATAGTGGTAGGTAAGCAATGTTCACATTCTGGCCGAAACGACCACGCCGCCGCAAGCCCGATGATGATGACGGCGGAATACTGGCGCAAGGGCTGTTTTGTGCAGCCTTAGCGTTCTTTCTGGGGCTTCCTCTGGTGATGATACTTTTGGATGCACTTGGGATGCTGTGATCCTCAAAGCAAGATAATGTTTCAGAGAACACTCACCTAGCTGAATCGAAAATCAAGCAAGAATCCAATTCCCAGCTTTATGCTATGCTATAGTTGGGTGTTGTTTCGATTTTGCGCGGAGAGTATTGAATATGATTAATACCCTTTTTTACGGCGACAATTTGGATATTTTGCGTGACCGCGAATATTTCCCCGATGAATGCGTTGATCTGATCTACCTTGATCCGCCATTCAACAGCAGCCGCAGCTACAATGTGTTGTTCAAAGACGAGAGCGGCATCGAAAGCGAAGCGCAGATTACCGCGTTTGAAGACACCTGGCATTGGGGGCCGATTGCAGAGGGAACACTACATGGGCTGGTGATAGAAGCATCGCCGCGTGTTTCAACGGCGATGGATGCGATGGTGGAGTTGGTTGGGCGCAATCAGATGATGGCTTACCTGGTAATGATGGCCGCACGGCTGGTGGAACTGTACCGGGTGTTGAAGCCGACCGGCAGCCTATACTTGCACTGTGATCCGACTGCCAGTCACTATTTGAAAGTAATTTTGGATGCGATCTTTGGGCCGGAAAACCACCGGAATGAGATCGTCTGGAAACGAACATCTGCCCATGCCAACGTTTCTCAAAAATTCGGCGCTATTCATGATGTGATTCTATTCTATACAAAAACAGAAACCATCTCATGGAATCAACAATACTTGCCTTACGAAGATGAATACATTGAACGTTTCTTCGACCAGGTGGATGAAGACGGAAGACGTTACGCTCGACGTGACTTGACCGCCTCAATGCAACGAGCATCAAGTGGACAGTTATATGAATGGCACGGAATCACCCCTCCACCTAGCAGATGTTGGGCAAAGACCAAAGAAAATATGGATGACCTAGAAAGTCAAGGGAGAATACACTGGCCTAAAAAAGAAGGTGGGATGCCACGCCTCAAAGTATACCCTGAAGATTTACCGGGAAATCCGCTTCAGGATATCTGGGCGGATATTCGCCCTATGCATAATCTTTCATCCGAACGACTTGGCTACCCAACGCAAAAGCCCCTGGAACTGCTGGAACGTATCATCCAGGCCAGTAGCAACCCCGGCGACGTGGTGCTCGACCCGTTCTGCGGGTGCGGCACAGCTATCGCTGCTGCCCAGAAGCTGGATCGGCAGTGGGTCGGTATCGACATCACACATTTGAGTGTTGCCCTAATGAAATACCGTCTTCAGGATATGTTTGATCTGACCCCTGGTGAGAATTATGAGGTGATCGGCGAACCGGTTTCGCTGGAAGGCGCATATCAACTGGCACAAGACGATCCGTTCCAGTTTCAGTTCTGGGCGCTTTCACTGGTGCAAGCCCGCCCGCTCGGTGGAACCGCAGGCAGTAAGCGCGGCAAACGCGGCAAGGATCGCGGCATCGACGGCCTGATCACCTTCATCGAAGGAACCGGTAAGCCCAAGAACATCATCGTGCAGGTGAAGTCAGGTAAAGTTGGCAGCCGCGATATCCGGGACCTGGTGGGCACAGTGGATCGTGAAGATGCTGCCATCGGTGTGTTTATCACGCTCCAGGACCCTACACGGGACATGATCACAGAAGCTGCCAGCGCCGGCTTTTATCAATCTCCTGGTTGGCAGAAAGACTATCCGCGAATCCAGATATTGACGATTGATGATTTGCTGGGCTGGAAACAGATCAACATGCCGCCGTCGTATGGCACGTTCAAACAGGCCCAGCGCGTGAAAAAGGAAGACGAAGCACGCACATTGGAAATGTTCCCGGACGAGGATTAATCGGAATTGCTGATGGGAACATAGAGCCGGGGGGGGGAAGTCCGGCTCTGTTATTTGCTTGTTATCCTTTGCCCTCTTCTACATCATGGCATTCTAAATCAGAGCTGCTTTTTCGCACAGATTGAGTAGAACCTGGCGGCTTGATTTTGGGCAATATTGGTTTTTAGGGCGGTTTTGATCTAGATTTAGCTGTTGATTTATCGCGTTTTGTCATGACCTTTTTTATCCGTTTTAGGTGCTTTTTTAGGGTAATCCTTTTGGATTGCACCAGTCGAGCCTTGCGGCTTTTCGGCAGGAAGTATCGGCTTCGGCTTGGGAGTAGACGGCTTAGGCTGCGGTTTTTTTCGATCTTCGGGCATCGACAACACCTCCATGAGGTTCTAATGGAAGAAACATTTAGAGCACAGAACTTTCTTAAACTTGCTGAGGAGCGCTTGGAAGAGCAGCACCAAGCATTTCTGTCACTTGATCAAAAAGCTTGGCAGAATATTAGTGTAGGCTCTATTATACTTGGATTTTTCGCTGCTCTCAATTTACAAAGTTTTTTTGTTGATCGCGCCAGTATAGATTTGAAATGGTATGATTTTATTTTTTTAGTTGGAGCACTGATTGCCTATATATTATCTTTTTACTGGGCGCTTTGGTCAAGAATGCCAATCACTTTTGAATCTCCAATAGAGATGAGTTGGGAGAAAGCTTCCTGGGCACTCAATGACCATGATGATGAACAATACTTTGCTATGTTGATTTCTTCATATGTAGATGCGGTTACAGCCAATAATGAGAAAATCAACTCGAAGGCAGTCTGCATTTGTCGTTCTACCATCTGCTTGGGAGTTACAGTCGCTATGCTTGTGGTGGCCGCTATTGTGCTAGCGCTGTAGCATCCATCCCTTCCTAGTAAGCTATACCTGCTTTCCCATTTCAACCTGATGAGCGTCTTCGACGCTCTTTTTAATGTAAAATAGAGTCCGATTATGGAACGAAATCGGCGCAAGGTGAGAACACGAAATGACACGTGATTCACTGGTCCCACTCCGGGATGATGACGATCAAATCAGCGCGCTCGAACTGGCTGGCCAGGTCGCCAGTCATCATGCGCGTGCATCTGTTTTCGAAGACTACCTCAGCCGCAAGGCTGACAACACTATTCGCCGGCAGACGGCAGACCTGGCACGGTTCGCGGATTTCTTGGCCGATGCCTCCGACGCATACCTGACCATACAGGCTGATATGCTGCAACACGATCCGACAGCCTGGCGGGGCGTGACCTGGGGCCTGGTCGAAGGCTTTCGTAACTGGATGGTCACGCAGGGCGATGCTGTGGGCAGCATTAATGTGCGACTCTCTACGATCAAAACCTACGCAGGGCTAGCGGTCAAGGCCGGCATACTCGATGCCCAGGAGTTGGCCTTGATAAAATCAGTGAGCGGCTACAGCCGTAAAGAGGCTAACCACCTTGATGAGCGGCGCTCACAAACCCGCCGGGGCCGCAAAAAGGCCGATCCGGTGCATATCGGTGCAGATCAGGCCCGTGATCTGAAACACCAGCCTGACACTCCACAGGGTCGGCGCGATGCGCTGCTGATGTGCCTGCTGCTGGATCACGGTCTACGTGTTGGTGAAGTCACCCGGCTCCAGGTGGCGGAATTCGATCTGAAGGCCGGCGAGATGCGCTTTTACCGTCCGAAGGTGGACAAAACCCAAACGCATAAGCTGAGCGCCGATACCATGCGCGCGTTGCGAGCCTGGTTCAATTCAGGAGATGCGCTGGCCGTCGGGCCGCTGCTGCGCAGTAGCCGCAAAGACGGCACACTTAGCGATGCTGGAATGAGCACGCGATCAATACGTCGCCGGGTCCGCAATCTGGGCGCAAAGATCGGCCTGGATAAACTTAGCCCACATGACTGCCGTCACTATTGGGCAACATACTGGGCGGATAAGGTGGATGTCATCCGCCTGCAAGAAGCCGGTGGATGGTCGAGTCTGTCGATGCCCCGGCGCTACATTGAAGATGCAGAAATTGCCAACGACGGCATGACATAGAGAGGAGAAACCCATGCCGATCATCATTGGAGTTCAAACCATTCTGGACGGCAGCCGCACCGCCGTACTGGTGCCCGCTGTCACACGTGATCGCGTCCGCTTAACCCCGGACGGCGACTGGATATCCATCGACGATATCGAACTGGGGACCGAAGTATATGAAGTCAATCACTTTGGTCAGCATACCAGTCAAAAGGGATCGACCTGGTCGATTAAAGACCTTTTGAATCGTGAGTTAACCGCGCAGGTTGTGATCTGCACGATCAGCCTTGAACGGGCGAATCAGCTCACAGACGCCCAGCTCGCCACGCTTGGCCCTCGTCTAGATCAGGGTATTCTGGGGTTTGATTCGATTGAACAGATGGAAGATCGCCGTGTGTGGTATGTGAGCATCATACCAGAAAGCAACAACCAGTATGCTCAATAGGACGGCATAACCTCTGATAATTTATGACCCTTCCCCGCCGGCTGGCGGGGATTTTTTATTTTACTAATCTATGTGCGCAGTTCCTAGCAAATCATAAAGATAATTATGCTAAATCTATATCAAACCTTAATTCTTTTTATATACTTCTCTATTGACTAAAAACATATAACGTTATATAATATAGATAGAAAGTTAGAGAGAGGGACACCCCAAACAGAAAACACAGAGACACCATAAAACACAACTCTCCGGGAAGGCAAACTCCGATAAGCCACCGGGGCCAACATAGAAAGAGGGTAGCTGGAAACCCGGAACAGGCACCATCAGAAAGCCCCAAACCAGCGGGAGAGAAAAAAGAAAATCTGCCCTCGCTTTTGGCTCCGAGAAATCTCGGAGTTAAAGGCGAAGTCCGGAGGGCAGCTCCGGACTTCGGTTCTCGTTTCTTTAGTTAAAGGAGGTTTCTCATGACCGCCGTTGGGCAGATATTCGGTGAAGGGTTGAAGCATCGCGTAGAGGTCTATGTTCCCGGAACTCTTGGGGACCAGGAACTAGACACAATCGAACACAAGCGCTGGGTCCGGACGGCTCTCCGGACCCTAGCAGTTTTGTTCGGCGGTGCCACAGCAATTCCCGCTCAGGGAAGCTGGGTCGACAATCAAGGTCAGTTGATTGTCGAGACTGTGACTTTGGTCTACAGTCACACAGACACCCTGAGTATAGCACAGCTGCGGGCTGTTCACCAGCTTGCGGCTGCGCTTCGGAATAAGCTAAATCAGGAAGCGGTTGCCGTCTCTGTAGACGGTACACTGTACCTGATTTAACCCGCCACGAGGGGCAGGCTGGCCCTGCCCCTCACTCTGAATATCTGCCACCTAAATCGGCTTACATCGTTCAAGAGCCTCACCTCTTTTTGGAGGCTACTATGTTTGGCCAACATGAGTTGGGCGTCATCTGCCCTCTGGACGCAGATGCACAAATCGATTACGCACGGCGTGTGCTGTGGGATCGGTTTGGAAATGTTCGAATCGAGAAAGGTCGGGCGCATCTTGTAACCTCGGACTATGAACACTTCTCTGTGGAGGCGTTCAAGCTGACGAGCTTTACAGATACGATAACCGAACTGGATATCACAATCCTGTCGGGAATCGGCCTGAAAATCTCGCTTGAATTGAATCACCCAGCCGTCGGCATCTTCATAGATGACGATCTGCTGGTGTTCTAGTCCAACCTGCGGCGGGGTCTTGTACCCCGCCGCTTGGCCTACGTAGTTCCCCTTACCCTGGTATATATGAGTGGAAAGGTAAACCCATGAGCGTCTTGCAGTCGTTTATGATCACTGAGGAACAATCCGATGCCGTCGATGAAATGATGGAAAAAACCGGCTTGCAGAAAAGCCAGCTCTACCGCCGGGCCTTAGCTCTTCTAGCCGCTGAGTTGGATGTCGAGTGGCCTGATGATCCTAAACCTGGCCGTCCCTGGCATAAAGAGGCTGAGTCGGATGATGAGAAGTAGCAGATTATACAAAATGCCCCGCCGTCGTGCGGGGCGTTTTTTTGTTTATGATGTTGTCGAATTCTCCTGGCCGGCTTGTTTGCTTATCTCAACTGATTAGCCTGTCATATTGAACGGATATATAATGAATATAAGAATCATATATCATCAGGGGGGCATTGCCATGCAGAGATGCTACCGTTGTTTAATCCCGGCGTTTGTGATGCTGGCGCTCGCAGTCGGTAGTTATGCGCCAATTTCGCGCCTTTTTGCTCAATCTGATGATCCAGGCATCGTGTCGATCACCATCGACGATTACCAAATGGATATCCTGAGCATCCGCAGTATTGACGAAGCCGACGGCGACACACCGGAGCACGGACTATTCCTGGTTTTTGAGGTTGTGCTGTGGAATCACGGCCAGGATGAGTTCACATACTACGGCGACGATTTCCCGGCCCGTGTTGATGATACTGATCTCAAAATTGACCACATGCGCGCCGTGCGTGATGCGTTCTATGACGGCATCGACTATCCCGGTTATACCAACGGGCAGCCCATTGACGCCCAGGACAGCGAACGCAGCCTCCTGATCTACGATGTGCCGGAAGATGTCGCATTCATCACGCTCGAATTCAATCCTAGCGATAGCTCGGCCCAGGTGACGTTATGGCTCGAAGCTCAGGATGATGATTATTATCTCTTCGGGATCGACGCAATCGAACGCGGCGAAGCGGAATTCGTCACTTACACGCCGACGCCCACCGCGACCGTTACGCCGACACCGACCATTACGCTCACGCCGACGAATACACGTACCCCGACGACTACGCCGCACCCCACAAGAACCTCCATTCCCTCGAATACGCCAGCACCCACCAGGCCACCCCAGACACGCTATGTGACGGCTCAGGTCCTGAATGTTCGGGAATGCGTCGGTACTGGTTGTGATATCATCGGCCAGTTGGAGTACGGCGATTCACTGCTGGTCCTCGATGAAAACGAAGATACTGACGGCAGGATATGGTATGGCTTTAGAGCTTTTGGAACTACGGGATGGGTGGCAAGCTGGCTCACCAGCGCTTCTGAACCAGCGCCAGTGGTCGTGCAACCCGCGCAACCACCATCAGGGGGCCAGCCAGATAGTCCACCACCTGCGGCAACCACTGCGCCTGACGCTACGCCGTCCTGGAACTGTGGCGGCGACATCTACAACTGTAGCGACTTTTCAACGTGCTCAGAGGTAATGAACTATTTCTTGGCGTGCCCCGGCGATCCATCGAAGCTGGATCAAAACAACAACGGCGTGCCGTGTGAGAGCCTTTGCGGATGATCAAGGGTGTGCATAAACATCAAACCCGCCATTGCGCGGGTTTTTTGTTTGCCTAAATCGTGATTTTCATACTGCTTGTCATAATTTACACATAAAACTTGACTCTTACGGCATCAGCTGCGCCATGCTCGCCATCTGGCCATCAACGCTCGCATTCGCCCAATCACCCGCCGTCCACCAGGCCGAAAACATGAGGTTCGCCTCGCCCCGGACAGCCACATTCCAGTCCCGGAAATCGCCCGGCAGCGACGGCTGGTAGCCCATCCCGCTGCCGACTTCCGTCGCGCACAGCGGGATGTCGGGATAACCGGCCTCGGCCAGCCAACTGGCAATCAGCCGGTGCCGGTAGCCCAGCCAGATGCTGCTGTCGGCCACCCGCTGCCCCGGCAGCACGGCATAGGCGTGGTAGCCCAAGCAGGCGTGATAGCGCCGCGCGGTGGCCCACGTGCGCTCCAGGGCCAGCACCTGTGCACGCTCCCAGTAGCCCGGCCCCTGCGTGCCGAAGACGACCTTGTACCCGCGCTCGGAGAATAGCCGGATGAGTTCCGCTGTGTAGGCATCCAGCCAGACCAGGTCTTCGAAATACGGCGGACACTCGTTATCCGGCTCAATCCAGATGCCCGCCTCCGGCGGGGGCATGTACGGCCCTTGCCCAATCAACCGCAGTTGCGCGGCCACCTTCGGATCGAGCGATGTATCGGCACAATCGCCGATTCGGATCGTGCGCCACACCCCAAACCCACCGCGCTCGACTGCCCAGCCAGCCACGCGCGCATCATCGACGGCCTTAACCGCCACACGGTAGCCCTTGTCTTGCAGCACATCGAATGAGGCCAGCATGTCGTTGTGGTCCGGTCCGTTAATCACGCTGTGCCATCCGACCGCGTGCTCCGGGAAGCGCACGTCCAGACAGCCCTGCGTGATGTCGTAGCGGATGAATTCCTGGCCGCGCCAGTAGGCGGCGCTCCACCCTTCACGCTGATTTGCTGCATACAAGTAAACCCACTCGTCGTGGTCCAGATAGTCCACCCGCGCGATGCGCACGCGCTCACCGGGTCGCAGCATCGCCACCATTGCGCCATCGACCGGCGACCGGCGGATGTTCAGCGTCGTGTCGACTGCCACCGTGCCGTAGCATACCGCTTCATCCGGCGGCTGGGGTGTGCTGGGTGGCAGCGTCGGCAGTGTGGTCCGCTCCGGCGTGGGCGTGCTGCTGGGTGCCGGTGTGCTGCTGGGCAGCGGCGTGAATGTGGGCCGGGGCGTGTTGGTCGGTGGCACAGTCGGCTCTAGCGTCGTGCTTAGGGTAGCTGACGGTGTCGGGCTGGCCGTCGCGGGTGGTGTCGTTGCCAGGGGCACGAACACTGCCGTGCTGCCGTCCGCATACGCCACGATGACCCGCACTACATCCCCATCCGCCACCACCGGCGCGCGCACGGTCGCGGTGCCACGCACCGACGGCGCATCGGACACGACCACCGGCGGCGGCCCCGGCCACAGCCCAAACAACAGGACCACCATCGCCACCAATGCTGCCAGCCCTGCTGTGCGTTCTTTCCAGGTCACGAATTACCCCAAAGCCCAGGGCATACCCGTATACCGTTGGTAATCGCCCTTGCGCTGCATAGCAACTCGTTCGATGCGCGTGGGAATCGTCTTGATAGCGGCATAATCAGCGCCCAATGCTTGCAACTCCCGCTTCGCATATTCGACGGCTGCCTCTTTCTTGGCCTCAGACGTTTTCAGCTTCTGAGACGCTTCTTCAGGCTGAACATGCGAGTACAGCCACTCGCCAACTTCCCAGGCCTCCTGGAGAATGTCCCAAATTTTGCGGCGCTTTTCGTCCGGCGTCAGCGCAAGCCACTGCTGGCTGCGGCGCATCGCTTCGAAGCGGCTCCATGCCACGACCAGCATCACGGCCACCACGACCACGTTAACCAGGATCACCAGCATCGGTTCCCCGGCCTGTCCGACCGCTTCCAGCCAGATGACCAGACGGTCGATCACTTGATTCACTAAATCCAACATCGTAGGTTCTCTCCTGTTTTGCTTTGGTATCGAGCGCATCCAATCGCGCTCCAATTTCG